CTGCCAAAGTATTGCTCGCGAGAATGCTTTTTTGCACACATAGACGCCTGCCGTCCAGAAAGCGAACGTGCAAGGAACAGGGAATACGCTGCTACCCGTGGCTCTGGATCGTACCGCTCGCGTTGCAAGAGGTACGGCGGGTATTTCAATTCCAAGGTTACACGGCGTGCCGTTTTTGAACGTGACAGATTCAAGTGCTACCTGTGCAGAGTAAAGGTCAGCGAAGAGCTACCGGCCAGGCACGACCGAAAGGCCACTCTTGACCATGTAGTGCCTTTAGAAAAGAAAGGCCCGCACGACTGGCACAATGTTGCCTGCTGTTGCCGAAAGTGCAACGTGGCAAAGCGTAACAAATGGGACGGTCGACAGGTTCTCGATTTCAGCGGTGGATGGGAGAAAGTCAATGGGTAAGCGAGGGCCAAAGCCACAGCCGACCGTTCTCAAGCTGGCTCGCGGCAATCCAGGTTGCCGGAAGCTGAACGACGCCGAGCCGAAACCAAAGGCAGACAAGATCGAGCCGCCAAAGTATCTCACTGGCGAATCGCTCAAGTGCTGGAAGGTCATTACGCCCGGCCTGATTGCTACTGGCGTTATGACCGAGGCCGACGTGCCGACGCTTGCACGGTACTGCACAATGCACGAGCAGTGGCTCCGCTACTTGGCTGAGGTTCGTGCTGGTAATGACATTCTCGTCATCCTCAACGATGACGGCAGCGTGAAGTACCAGCAGAGCTCGCCCGCCGCCACGATGCAGCAGAAGCTTGCTACCTCAATGCTCAGGATAGAGCAGGAGTTTGGCCTGACACCTTCCGCAAGGACTGGAATCGTTGCCCAGAAGAACGACGAAGAAGAAGACCCGCTCGCCCGGTTCATCAGCTAAACTGCCGCCGATCAACAAGCAGGCAGCGGCAAAGGTCTGTGATTTCTTCCCGGTTGTGCTGCGGCACAGTAAAGGAGCGATCGCAGGCCAGCCGTTTGACTTGCTGCCCTGGCAGAAAACCGTTCTGTCGGAGTTGTTTGGTCGCCTCAACCCTGACGGCACGCGAACTCGTCGGGTTGGCTATATCGAGGTGCCGAAGAAGAACGGCAAGAGTACGCTGCTGGCTGGTATAGCGTTGTATCTACTCGTCGCCGACGCCGAGCCTGGTGCTGAGATATACGGGGCCGCTGCCGACCGGGTTTTCGCCCTCGGCTGAGAGGCCGGGGGCGAAAACCTGACACCGAGAACAAGCAAGCATCATCTACCGCGAGGCGGCCGCCATGGTCAGGGCTTCGCCGAGTCTGTCGAAGCACTGCGAGGTGATCGACTCGCGGAAAACGATCCTTGTGAAGGCGACCAACAGTTTCTATCGCGTGCTATCGGCTGACGCTTTCCGTGCTGAGGGTTTGAATATTCACGGCTTGCTGTTTGACGAGCTGCACGCCCAGCGTGACCGCCGCCTCTGGGATGCCCTCCGCTACGGCGGAGCATCTCGCAGGCAACCCCTGATCTTGTCGATCACCACCGCTGGCTATGATCGGCGGTCGATATGCTGGGAGCAGCACCAGTACGCCGAGCGGGTGATGGCTGATCCGCTGCTCGATCCGACGTTTTACGGCTGCATCTTTGCTGCTGACGAGGGCGACGACCCACAGAACCCGAAAACGTGGAAGAAGGCCAACCCATCACTGAGCGAAACGATCACAGAGGACTCATTCGCGGCAGATGCCCGCGAAGCGGTCAACAGCCCGCAAAAGCTCAACAGTTTCCTGCGTTACCGGCTAAATGTCTGGGTCGCACAAGAGACGCGGTTCTTCAAGCCCTCCGCCTGGGCGAAATGTAACACCGAGCCCGCTGATTTGACCGGCCGAGCCTGCTATATCGGGCTAGATTTGGCGTCGACGACCGACCTGACAGCCGCCGTGGTGGTCAGTGAGGACGAGAACGGCGTGCTGGACGTTGTGCCGTTCTTCTGGTGCCCGTCCGAAAGCATCGAGCAGCGGAGCCTTCGGGATAAGGTTGACTACATTCAATGGGCAAAAGACGGGCTTATTCGCGTCACAGATGGCAACGCGACCGACTATGAAACGGTGAAGAACGACATTTTAGAGCTTTGCGACCGTTACAAGGTCAAACAGATCGGCGTCGACCCTTGGAATGCCACTATGTTGTCGCAAGCGTTGGCTGCCGCCGGTTGCGACATTGTGAACGTCCGCCAAGGGTATGGATCGCTCTCGGCACCGACCAAGAGGCTAGAGGCACTGGTGCTAGATGGTAAACTAAGACACGGAGGGCATCGCATCCTCGACTGGTGTGCTAGTAATACCGCAGTTCAAGCCGATCATACCGGAAATATAAAGCCCTCAAAGGCTAAATCGACCGAGCGAATCGACGGCATCGCCGCTCTTGTGACAGCTATGGCAGTTCAGGCCGCCGCTGAGACACCACCACCCGAGCAAGATTGGAACATAATCAGCCTATGAGTACGGTCGACGTTATTAAAAACAGAGACGAGCACCGCATCCGCGAGCTCCGCTCGTTTGACTTTGCCGCTCTGGCTCGCTCTGGTGGCATGAAACGGGAGACGCCAGAGACGGCACCCGAGGTGCCAGCGGTCATCGCGTGCATCCGAGTCATCGCCGAGAGCGTCGGCAGCCTTCCGCTGCATATCTACCGCATGGATGCAAACGGTGCGAAGGTGCTGGCTACCGACTCGCCGCTCTATCGGCTTATGCGGTACGCCCCGAACGACGAGCAGACGAGCCTAGAGCTGCGGGAGCAATTATGCATGCTCTATTTGTTATACGGGGACGCCTACTGCGAGCTCCAGCGGGATGATCGCGGCACAATCACTGCCATGATGCCGCTGCACCCGTCCAGAATGACGACTGAGCGGCTGACCGATGGCTCGCTTCGGTACATCTACCGCGAGCCGAGCGGGCGGCAGACCATCTACAACCAGCGGCAGTTGTGGCATTTGAGGATGCCAACGCTCGACGGCGTTCATGGAATCAGCCTGCCGAGCCTGGTGAAGGACGCAATCGCCCAGGCTCGTGCCCTTGAAGCCTACGGATTGCAATACTTTGCCAATGGTGCCCGCCCGGGAGTCTGCTTGACCAGTGACAACCCGATCCCAGCCGAGGCGGCAGAGCGGATGCGTGAGCAGTGGGAGCGGATGCACCGAGGGGCCGACCGTGCTCATCGGACTGCCGTGCTGCCGAACGGGCTCAAGGTTCACGAATTGAGCGGCAGTAACGAGTCCAGCCAGTTTGTCGACGCTCGCAAGATGGCTGTGGTGGAGATTTGCCGAGCGTTCCGCGTGCCGCCGCATCTCGTTCAATCGCTCGACGGGGCGACCTACAGCAACATCGAGCACCAGAGCCGCGAATTCCTGACCTACACGCTGCTGCCGCATCTGCGACGTATCGAGGACAGCATCGCCCGCGATCTGATCGACGACCCGAATTTGTTTGCAGAGCATGACGTTCATGCTTTCATGCGTGGCGACTCGGCAGCCCGTGCGGCGTGGTATCAGCAGGCGATGGCAACCGGCATTCTGAGCGTCAACGAGGTCAGGTCGATGGAGGGCTTGAACCCTATCGGCCCCGAAGGTGACGAGCGATTCATGCAGGTCAACATGACGACACTCAAGCAGATTGCTTCGTCGTCACCTGTTGAGGGACAGGCGGAAGAAGGAGACCAGTTGGCTGTCGCTGAGTCTGGCGAGATTCAGCAGCAGGCGTTGAACGGTGCACAGGTTTCTGCACTGCTGGAAATCGTCGCGGCTGTATCCGGCGGACTTCTGAGCAACTCTGGTGCATCGGCGTTGATCGAGTCTGCGTTCCCGACGCTAGATAGCGGACTTATTGAGAAGATTGTTTCCGGTAGTTTGGAGATTAAACAAGATGGAACTTGAACGACGCGGCCTGACTGAGCCGGTTGAGTACCGCGAGGAGGACGGCAAGTCTAGGCTGACCGGCTACGCTGCGGTATTTGAAAGCCGGTCTGTAGTTTTACCTGGCGGATTCCGAGAGGTTCTGCGACGTGGTGCGTTTGACGAAACACTTAAAAACCCAGAAACCGACGTGGTTGCACTTTTTAACCATGACAGCAACATGATTCTGGGCCGTCAATCATCGGGCACGCTGAGATTGAGCACAGACGAGCGGGGTCTTAGGTATGACGTGGATTTGCCAGACACGCAGCTTGGGCGTGACATCAAAGCACTAACTGCAAGAGGAGACTTGAAGTCAAGCAGCTTTGCCTTCACGGTTAGGGGCGAGGACGAGTCATACGAGAGAACAGATGAAGGCCCAATGCGTTACATCAAGCGGGCTCAACTTTTCGACGTGAGTATAGTGCTGCATCCGGCCTACCCCGAGACCACCGCCGCAGTTCGACAGCGTGCGGCTGAGTTTGCCGAGCCAGTCGAGCACGAAGCCGAGCCTGTGCCTGCTCGCATCAGCCCGCTGGCCCGTGCTGCCCACGTTGCGAGGTGGCTGCGGCGTGTCGTCTGATCGCGTTTGCAAACGTTGTGGTGGCCTGATGCGTTGCCGGTCGTCCAAAAAGACCGGCAGCTCGCAGGTTCAATACTTGGAGTGCCGTGGATGCGGCACGAAAAGACGCGATGTAATGCCCGCTCATCTGATTTTCCGTCGTCGGTTGTAAGTTACAAAATCAGGCAGGTGCGGTCTGTTCTGCTGAGAGTAACCCTTTTTGATGGGGGAAAACTCTAGGGAGCATTACCGACCATGAAACTTGACCAGATTAAAGCCGAAAGCCGCGAAGTAGCGGACAAAATCGACAACCTGCGTGCCGTTGAGTCTGATGACGCCGCCGTCATTGAGCAGCGTGACGCTGACCTGGCTGGCCTGATGGCCCGAGCCGAGGAACTGGAAGCTGCCGCCGAGAAGGCTGCCAGCGTTGCCGAAGCCCGAGCCAAGCTCGACGCCATCGTCAATCGCTGCTCCGCTCTGGAAACTCCGCGAGCCGTTGAAGTACGCGAAGTGGCGAAGCCTCGGGCTATCCAGTACGGCGGAAGCATTCGGCACTTCCACGACGCTGAGCAGGCTTACCGCTGCGGCCAGTTTATCGCGGGCTACGTTCTCGGTGACGCCTCGGCCCGTGAGTGGTGCGAGCGGAACGACGTATACACCCGTGCGATGGGCGGCAGCTCAGCCAACAATGGCGGGGCATTCGTCGACGACGTGCTGAGCCAGACGCTCATTCGCAACGTCGAAGAGAAGAACGAAGTTTATACCGAGATGCAGCGTTTCCCTATGACCTCTGACACGCTGCTGGTGCCAAAGCGTACCGGCGGATTCACTGGTGCATGGATCGCTGAGAACGCCGAGATCAGCACGAGTGACGCGACAGCATCACAGGTGCAGCTCGTTGCGGGCAAGTACGCGGTTGGCGTGAAGGTCGCCAACGAGTTGCTGGCCGATAGCGTTATTGACCTAAGCCAGATGGTGGTGCAGGAGTTCACGACTGCCTACACCGCTGCCCTGACCGAGGCCGTCGTCAACGGTGACGGATCGAGCAGCTACGGTGGCATCACGGGCATCCTCGACAGCGTCGGTGGCATCCTTGCCTCTGGTTCTGCCGGTAGCATCGTCACCACGGACGTAGGAATCAACCTGCCGACCGAGGTAACTATTGACAGCTTCACCGAGTTGCTGGCAAAGACTCCGCGATATGCCCTCGACAATGCCAAGTTTATTTGCTCGCCCTATATCTACCATTCAGTTCTGCAACGCCTCGACCTGGCTCAAGGCGTAAGCAGCTTGCAGAGTGGTATGGGGCCGAATTTCCTTGGCTACCCAGTGTTGCTCTCGCAGGCTATGCCGGGCAGTGCTGCAAATACCGGTGACTGTATCGCCCTCTTCGGCGACTTCTCGCGGGCTGGTGCCTTCGGCATTCGCCGGGACTTCGAGATCCGCAGCAGTGCTGACAGGTTTGTGGAATTTGATATGACGGCTCTCTTCGGGACACTCCGGGCAACCGCTGTCTGGCATGACCTCGGAAGTGC